ACATCTTAAACGAAACGGTACAAGAAGAGATATTTGTCGGTCACAAAGTCAACTCACCTATGTTGTTTGGTGTGCGTGTTGAAGGTGCGCTAGGCGGTCGCTCTGAGTTAATAGAAGCGTACGAGATGTTCCAACAAGCGTATGTAGAGCCTCGTCAAGAGAAGATGGATGAACAAATGACTTACTTGTTCTCTTTCATTGTGCCTGTTACTCTAGAGAGCATAAACAAACCACCTTTAGGACTTGACTATCTTGACTTGTTTACTCGTGGTCTTATCTCAAACGAAGAAGCACGAGCAGAGTTAGGTCTACCTGCACTTTCTCAAATTAAGATTCAATCAAACTTGAATGACGCTATCAACTCATTGTCGCCTTTAGTAGCGAACAATGTATTGAGCAACATGACAATAAACGAGAAGCGTCAACTTGCAGGTTTATCACCTATCGCAAATGGCGATGTTCTAGAAAGTGCATCACCTGTTGCACTAAGTAAAGACAATCCTTTTGGATGGAACGATAAGCGTGACTTAGAAGTATTTGCACAATATGGTGAAGACGCTTCTCTCTTTGAGCGTGTTGACATGAACTTTGCAGACGCTATCGAGAGCGCAGTTCTTAACATCTTAAAAGAAAACAAAGGCATCACTATTGGTGAAGTTGTAAACATCGTAAACGCTGACTTGTTGAAAGTGTCTAAAGCGATAGACAACTTGACAAAGAACGGCTTTATTGAACCTATCGAAGGCGGTCTTGCAATCACTGACAAAGGCGTAAACGAAATCAAGACACTACAAACTGAGTTGCTAGTTCGCTATCAATACGAGAAACGACCTGATACAGATGGCCCTATAATTATCGATACATCTCGTGACTTTTGTAAGGCAGTCGTAGAATCAAATCGCTTATACTCAAAAGAAGACATCAACATGATGACTGCAGTCTTAAAGATTAATGTGTGGGAGCGTCGTGGTGGATGGTACACAATACCTGATTCATCACCTGCAGTGCATAGACCTTCATGTCGTCACATTTGGGCATCTAAAATTGTAAGGAGAATCAAGAAATGACAAACTTTGTATACTTCATCTCGACTACATACCTCAAAGACAACACACCTGTCAACGAGAATGTAGACGACAAACTCTTAAAGACATCTATCAAAGAGTCTCAAGAGATTTATATTCGTGATATCATCGGTAGTGGCTTGTACAATGAACTACAAACTCAAGCGTTCGCAGGTACACTCACACAACTTAATACAACGCTTCTAGACACATATGTTGCGCCTTGCTTGAAGTATTATACTTTGACAGAAGCGATGCTACCTATGACTTTTAAATTGATGAATAAAAGCGTAGCGTCTAGAGAGAGTGATAACGCTAGAGCGATAAGTGTAGAAGAGATGACTCTCATCGAAGGTCGCTATCGTGACAAAGCAGAATACTACGCTAACAGATTGAGAGATTATTTGCGTGCAAATACAAACTCTTATCCTTTATTTTTAAATCCCGGCTCTACATTTGATACTATTAGACCTAAGAGTACATCTTTTCAAGGAGGCATCTATCTACCATCTTCATATGACGAATGTAATTGGGGGCTTGACTTGCCCGACACGCACAAATAAGTGGCAAAAAAACAACGAAGCAAAACTTCAAAAGTTTCTGAATGACTCTAAACCAAATAATAGCAAAAATCCAAGCACAAGCCGAAAGCCATAAAATGGTTGGCAAGTTTGCTTGTGGTGCAGAATACAACCTAGCAGTCGATGAAGTCAAATACTATCCTCTTGTGTGGCTAGTACCTGATGGCTTTGACTTTTCTACGCAAGAAGCACTCGTGACATATCGCTTTGCGTTGTTAGTCTTTGACAGAGTATTCGAGAGTGAGTCAAACACGATAGAAGTTTTGAGCGATACAGCGCAAATCATGATTGATTTGATTGCTATGATTGAACTGACAATCTTTGATGACAACTTAAATCTTGTTGTCTCTTCGACAGCAGAGCCTTTCTATGACGCAAAAACTGATATAGTAGCAGGATATGGACTTCAATTCACGATACAATCGCCTTACACTAGCGATACTTGCGTTGTGCCTGTTTAGTATCATTTATGGTTTGATGACTTACGAGCCATTGAAGCGTGAAGAGATACGAATAGATACGATAAAATACTTAAACGATACGATTGAGAAGATTCGTATCAAGAAACAATACATAAAAAAGTCTATTCATAGTTATGACACGATATATCTTGACACTTATTCTCGTGACTTGCGTGGACTTACAAGCGCAATCGATTTGCATAGATACATCGACTCTCTCGAATGCGAATCACTATCTCGTTGAAGGCGCAAAAGCAAGACGCAAAGTTCTTGACTACAAAAAATTAGTTTTATTAGATTCGATAGAGATATCAAAACTTGACTCTATTCAAACGATTCAAGCGAATGTGATACATTCTACTCAAAAAGAAATTGATGCTCTTAGAGAGCGTGAGAATGCGCTTAAATCAAGAGTAAAGGCATGGCGTCTTGTATCGTTGTCTCTGTTGCTAGTAATTTTTGGACTTTACATATGAAAATAAACAATGTCATAAAGATTGAGAAGAAGTTTGAAGAGACGAAAGTGCTACTTATTTCTGATTTGCATTGGGATAATCCTAAATGTGATAGAGACTTACTCAAAAAACATCTAGAAGAAGCACTTAAAGGTGAGCATGATGTACTAATCAACGGAGACTTGTTTTGTTTGATGCAAGGAGCCTACGACCCACGGAAAAGCAAAGGCGACATACGAGTTGAACACAATGTAGCAAACTACTTTGACGCTATTATCGAGACTGCTGTTGAGTGGTTTACACCTTACGCTAATCTCATCAAGTTTGTAGGCTATGGCAACCACGAGACGAATATCTTGAAGCGTCAAGAAACAGACATCATAGAGCGTTTTGTGACTCTTCTTAATTACAAGTGCAAGACAGATATCAAAGTCGGTGGATATGGTGGGTGGATTCGTTATTCTTTTCGCAACTCACCGACAGACCCTAGTACATCGTACAAGATTAAATATATGCACGGATTTGGAGGCGGAGGAGCGGTAACACGAGGAACAATACAACACAATCGTATGAGTGTAAATGTTGAAAACGCTGACGCAATTTGGATGGGTCATGTTCACGAAGACTATGAGATGACATATAGCGTAGAATACTTGAACGACCAAGATACCGTTTCTCTTCGCGATATCTTAATGATTCGTACTTCTGCGTACAAAGAAGAATACGGAGATGGCTCAAAAGGTTGGCACATCGAACGAGGTGCATCGCCTAAGCCTGTTGGCGGTCGTTGGTTAATCATGAAACCTTACAGAGCAAAAAATCAAACTCGTAAAGTTCACGGATATACTCACAAGACATTATGAAAATCAAAGTAGATATCGTCTATGAAGAAAAAAACGAAGACTCTTTTCAAGAGTTAGGCATAGACGCTGAAATAATAGAATACATCGAAGAAGGTATCATCGACTTGAAGCAAGTAGTAGCGTGTTCAAACTATCACGAACACACGCAAGTCTTCACTCTCGGTGGTCATACTTTCATTATAGACTTTGAATACGAAAAATTCGCTAGACTATGGATGAAAGTGCAATAAATCCGTCACACTACAAAGGCGAGATAGAAGCAATAGACGCTATTCGTTCATCTATGACTCGTGAAGCGTTCTTTGGCTATCTCAAAGGCAATGTTTTAAAGTATATATGGCGATTCGAGAAGAAGAACAAACTCGAAGACTTAAAAAAAGCAAATTGGTATCTTAATAAACTCACTCATGAATACGAAACAAGTATCGTTTAAAGGCTTTTACAATGCAGAGCAACCAAAGAAACAAGTATATCTACATCACACAGCAGGTGCAGGTGATGGCGCTTCAACTTTTGCATATTGGGACACAAATTCTGAGAACATTGCTACTTGTGTAGTCATCTCAAAAGATGGTACGATAGTACAAGGCTTTGACTCAAAGTTTTGGGCGTATCATCTAGGTCTAAAGTCTAGTCATTTCAACGGCTTGCCATACATCAATCTCGACAAGACATCGATAGGCGTTGAGATAGTAAATTATGGGTATTTGACAGAGAAAAAAGGCAAGTTCTACTCGTACACGAACAAAGAAGTCAAAGATGTATGCACTTTAGATGTCGCTTACAAAGGCTACAAGCACTTCGAGAACTACACTGACAAACAAATTGATAGCGTTCACAAACTTTTGATACATTGGCGAGACAAATACGCAATCGACTTGACTTACAACGAAGATATATGGCAAGTGACAAAGAGAGCGCTGTCTTGCAAGAATGGTGTCTACACTCACAACTCAGTGCGAGCAGACAAGATTGATGTCTATCCGCATCCTAAACTGATTGCAATGCTGAAGTCACTATGAATCTAGAACAATTTGTCAACTCGTTAGGTGAAAACGCTGACTCTTTCGTCACTCAAGGCGACAGCGAACTGAATCAAATTATCGCTCGTTTTTGGAATCGAGTTATCGTTCAACTTCAAGAAGAACTAGACAAACCTAAGAAGCGTGGCAAGTTCACATACGACTCAAATGCAAGTGGCAAGTTAAGACAATCTATCAAGCCACTTGAGACTACAAGAACGCCTACATCTTTGACGATGCGTCTAGGTATGGAAGACTATGCTCTCTTTGTAGACGGAGGTCGTAAGCGAGGCAAGCGCCCACCTGTTGCGAACATCGAACAATGGATTCTAGACAAAGGCATACAAACACGCACATCTAAAACGCAAAACGAAGCGACTACTCGTCACAACATGGCTGTCGCTATCGCAAACGCTATCGGCAGAAGAGGCATCAAACCTACTAAATTCATACGCAATGTATGGAACGAGCAACTTCTGAACGGCATATCGAACGAACTTGCTACTAAGTTAGGCAATCGTATCTTCTCGATAGATATAAAATAATTTTGCAATTTAGTTTGTGAATTGAAAGAATAGTTGTACTTTTGTGAAGTATGACAAACATCGAAGAAATTCAAATCGAACTCAAGAGTAAGCGTTATCACGGCTTACAGAAATCAATTCAAGAAAGAACAGGTCTTTCTCTACCTACTATTCGTAAGTATCTCAATGGTGATGTATATCATCCGACAGCGGTGAAAGTTTTTCGCACTGCGAAAGAAATCATTGACTTAATCGAACAATAATAGACTAAACAGATATGAAATAATCAGTATCAATCTAAAATCATGGTATTG